TCATTAAACTTCAAAGATCCAGTGCCAAACTTATAGACAGCGGCATCAAATGTGTTTTCTGCTTGGTCAAAGTAATTGTAAGTGCCAAGTTGCTGCTTAGTGGTGTCCTCTACAGGATTTGCAGCGTTGCCCATTCTCCAAGAGACGATCTGATCAGATTGTTGACGGTTAACAGCAAGAATAGTATCACCAGAGTTATCCAGAGCATGAGTGTATGCTTGGAAACCGATATTTGCGGTATCGTCAACCTTTGTTTGATACAGCAGAGTGCCGTCATACTTCATGTAAGAAATGACTGCATATCTCTGATTCTGCGACTCAGTGACATCTGAAACGAGAGTGTAGTTACCCCACTCATCAAAAGAAATGCCAGCATGATGCATTTCAAGGAAATCGCCAGCAGTTGTAACTGTCTTACTCCATTCCCATTCAGTTGATGCAGTAGAAAGCAGGAATTTGTTGACCTGAATCTTATCGTACTTAGATGCAGCAGAATTGAAGATATCCCAGATAACAACGATAGATCCATAGTCATCCTTGATCATTCTGGGATTGACAACACGTCCACCAACTGTTGGGACCTGCTTAATCCAATCCATCTCGATGTTTGCACCATCGTAGAAGAATTCACCGAAGATTAGGTCATCGTTTTGATCATTAACACCAACGAAGAAGAATCTGTCATCGGAGATCATCATAATTTGATGCATCTTCTCAGAATCGTCCTGAGATGCAACCTTACGCTTCTCAACCAGATCACCTTCAATACCACACTGGATGATCCACATATCATCAGGATCAACAGAGTTGGTATCGGTGTAACCGCAAAGATAGATACGTTGCTCTTGGTCCAGAGCGATAGAAGTCACATAATCTCTTCTGGTGCTACCAGAGATACCAGCGATTGCTCTCTGCCACTTCAGAATACCGTCAGGATCGTTTGCATTGTTGAATCCAGACTCATACAGACCTAACCAGATATCGGGGTTAAATGTATCGTTGTCAGGATCTTTTGTTTGGCCTGTAACGTAAATAAGGTCGTTTTCTGGAGCATCATTGATAACCATCTTGAGGAATTCAGCCCTCTTTTGGTTAGCATTGATAGGAATAAGAGTCCTTTCCCAGATCCTCTGACCAAGGTCATCAAACTTAGCAAGGAATCCAGATTCATCACCATCTGTCTCAGTGATCTTACCGCAAATATAGGTATAGCGTTGTGATGTAACTTTGATATCATTAACTTCAATGATACCAGTTGCTTCCATATACTCGGTCAACCAATAGCGAGTCTTCTTAAACTGCTGAGGATGAGAGACGCGAATTTGAGGAGGATTCTCAGGATCATAACCATTACCAGAGTTGATAATGTTGACCTTGTTGATCTGACCAGTATTTTCCAGTACAATCTCTAGCTGACCATCTTGACCAGCGGATGTAATCAATTCAAAGGTTGGGGGAATATCCTCGTTGTAACCAACACCAACTTGAGACACATTGATGCGCTCAATACCAGAGACAACCTTAACTTTGAAGTTTTTGTTAGTGTTATCGATAACAGGTGAGGAGTTAATAATCAACTCGTCTTGCTGACGAAGATCATGGTTTGCTGCAGTGTTAATTACACCATATGGACGATCACCGATGATCTCCTTAGAATAGGAGTTAATCTTCTGACCTTTAACAGATTCGATAAGTGCAGAAGCACCAAAACCACCTGTACCTTCATCATCAAAGAAAACAGTATCATTAACCTGATAAGAAACACCAGGGTTTTCAATAACGAAACCGTCAATCTGAGCATCTTCAAACTGAGTAGTTGTTTCAACCTCAATGTCCACTCTGGACTCTTCAGAAACTTGAGGGAAGTAATCATAGATCTGCAGAGTTGCTTCCTCAGACATTTCAAGGATCTCTTGCTGCTCATTAGCATCAATGATTCCGTCATTGTTACTGTCCTGAATCTCGAAGATAATAGGATAACCTTCGATTTCAGTTGTTAGGACATCTGCTTCCTGGTTAGGGGCACGATCAACATCAATATCAACGTTGACATAAGGATCTCTATAACGGACAACATCTTGAGGGATGTTTTCTTGTGTTGCTCCCTGAGCAAAATTCCACTTGTCGGGAAGTGAGTTAAACTGAGGTCCAAGGATATATGGGAATTCAGCGAGACCTGCTTCCGATGCATCGATAGTAATGAAGTATGCATAGGTGCCATCAGGATACTGAGGTGTCTTACAGAAACGACCGTTGTAGTTATCCAGATCACCAGATTGGAAGTCATATGTATAGTCAGCAACAAACGATCCAGCAGGGTATTCGGACAACTCAGGTCCATCAACACGAGCAGGATTTGGGTTAGTTGCGGCGTCAAAAACAACGTTATCCTTTAACTTATAGGAAGTGCGAAGTCTTCTAATTCCGCTGTTTTGGTCAGTTGGGTCAATGTAACCATAGGGACCGTAGATGGGGTTACCATCATAAGCCCAACCCAGAATAGGAGAGTGCTCAAAATTAGATGCTACCTCTTGGAATTGTTGTGTAACAGGATTGAGGAAGACGTTATCGCCAACCACATAACGAAGCTCTTTAGGATCGCTAAGGTGAGCATACTCACCACCAAACTGGTTATTCAGACCAGTAAAGACATATCCTCTTGCATTGTCGTACTTATTAACGAGGTCATACTGAAGGTTTTTATTCCACTCAAACACTTGAGGAGTAAACTGAGCGAATTCACCAACAGACTCAAGTCTGACAGTAGTAAGACCTTGGGTATATCCAATACCTCTGTTTGTGATCTCAACACTAAGGACTCTACCTTTATCCTCACCAACAGTGCCGATAATTGCTCTTGCAATAGCACCGAAACCATCACCATTGATTACAATCTCAGGAGCAGTGGTATATCCACTACCAGAGTTAATAATAGCGATAGAAACGATACGACCGTTAATAACAATAGGTTGTGCCAAAGCACCTTCACCAGAGTTAACTCTAACTGCAGGCAGTGAAGTATAACCACTACCAGGAGAAGTGATACTGACACTTTGAATAGGACCACGGACACTTGCAGTTGCTGTAGCACCTGTGCCACCGCCACCAGTAATAGAAACGCTAGGTTGTGAAGTATATCCTGATCCTGGTTGCTCAACCAGAATTCTGGTGACGCGACCACCAGTTACGACAGCTTGTGCGGTTGCTCCGATACCACCACCGCCAACGATGGAGACCAGAGGAGATTCTGTATATCCACTACCCTCATTAGTAACAACAAAGGAAGTCAGACTACCATTAACAACAACTTCACCAGCAGCACCTGTGCCACCGCCACCAGTAATTTCCAGTGCAGGTTTAGATCCTGCATCATAGTCTTGACCACTGTTATCAACAGTGATGCCAGTCAGAGGACCAAATCTGACAAACTCGCCAGACTTGTATGCCCAAATAGACACACCATTCACCCAAGCACCAATGGAGGTGTTTGCCTTGATATCTTGACGCTCAGAGATGGTTTGGACAACTCTAGGGAATCTAAGCAGTTTACGCTGGTTGCCAGGGATCAGTGCCGACCCAGTGAAAGGACCAACCTTATAATTGGGTAGACCAGAGGAAGCAACATAAACATAGTCATCATTAAAGAAGGAGTTTTGGATATTTGTTGTAAACTCACTAACAACGTTGTTGATAGAATTAACATTGGACTTACCTCTGTTAAGGTCCACAGAGAGAAGGATGTTGCCCTCAGGAATAATCTCTGTGGGAGTATTGATTTGATATGTAAATTGGAATTCGTCAATACGAGATGTAACCGTAAAGGTGCCATTAAACACAACAGGGTTAGCACCATAGATCGTCACCTGATCAGACACCAGGAGACCGTGAGGGTTACCGCAGACAACAGTCGCAGTCTGGTTATTAACACCACCAGGAGTAACGCTAGTAACTTGAATCAGTTTCTTAACGTTATACAACCATGAAGACAGTCTCTCATCTTCTGCTGAAGATCCCAGTTTAGCAACCTTCAGTTTGTCACCTTGCAGATAATAAGATCCAGTATCATTCAGGACCGTTGTACCTGCTTCTGCAATACCAAGGACTCTGAGTTTACACTCAGTAGCGGTATCTTTGTTGACATACACAAAGATATCAGAGAAAACTTTAGTGCCAGGATCCCAATCCTCTACAACACCATTCTTAGATCTGGTGCATTCAATAAACTGGTTAAGTGATTTCTCTTTATACTGGACAACCTCTTGATCGTTGATGCGAATGGTGCCATTTCTTTCTGGCCATCCAATCGTGGAGTCAACGGTAATAATTTGACCTTCTGTGGACAAAGGCTCAACTAGAGTCGTCTTATAAGGAATGATGAAACTACCACTCAGGGTCTCTTCAGAGATTGCCAATTCGTAGATAGTATCCTTACCTTCAATAATGGTAATGACGTTTTCAATCAATGCCTGTGCGTTTTTGACACTAAGGTCAACAGGATCAGCATATTGAGTAAGTTGTGAGTCAATTAGATTTCTAGGGTCACCCTCAATCAACTCAGCACGCAACACGGTATCAACAACCCATGTAGCAGCAGATGGAGAGATGATCTCATCTCTAGGATAATAGATATCCACCTGCTCGCCAAACATGATCTTAAACAGATACTGTGTAGCAAGCTCAGTGCCCTTACTAATATAGAAGTCACTGATACTCTTAATAACTTGGACAGGATTGATTGATGAATAATCAATCTCAATCGTAGGAAGATATTGTCTTCTAAACTTATCAAAGACTTCTCTAATAAACAGAGAGTCTAGGTTAATAACAGTAGATGCACGAGGGTGAGTAGATTGACGCAGTGCTTCTTCACCTGCATAGATCTCGTTATGAAGGTTGTCATATCCAACAGCACCAGACACACCACGACTACATCCAAGGAATGCCGAAGGTGAGTAACCACTACCTGCTTCGATAATTTCGTAACCAGTTAGCTCATTGAAACCAACAGCAACAGATGCTCTAGCTGCTTTAGGTTCAGCGATGTAAATTTTAGGAGGCTCAGTATCGGAATATCCAGTACCAAAGTTGGTGATATTGATATCGGTGATCTCGCCGTTGAAGATAGTTGCAGCAGCAGTTGCACCTGTGCCACCAATGGGCACACCATAGGGATCCTTTCTATCGTCAACAATGTAAACAGAAGGAGCGTCGGTATAACCTTTACCACCTGTCAACATCTCAATGTTAGTAACAGCACCAGACGCAACAGTAACGTCAAGCACCTGAGCACCGATAGGTTGAATAATTCTTGCTCTAGGAGGAGTGGTGTAACCTCTACCTCTATTTGTAATTACGATCTCGTAAACTTGACCATCTTGGTTGATTCTGGAAATTGCCTTGGCATTGATACCACCTTCAGGTGCTTCATCCAGATAAACAATAGGAGGATTGCTATAGTTGAGACCTTGCTCTAAAACCTCGATACTATCGATGTTTACACGACCTTCACTATCTATTGTGGGTTGACCAATCTTGGCACCACCAGGGTTAACAAACGAAATAGCAGGGATAAAGTCATATCCACTACCAGAGTTTGTAATAGTCAGACTATCGACCTGACCAGATTCGTCATCTACGGTCAGAGCGACTTTTGCCAGTGTGCCACCCGTAGGAGCGCCTACAATGGCGATTGGGGGGTTGTATGACGTATAACCTTGACCACCATCAATTAGGGTAATATCTTTAATACCACTAACCAAAGTTTTGGCAGTTGCACCAACACCATTGTTATGCTGGACGACAACCTTAGGCTCAAAGTCTAATCTGTAACCACTACCACCTTCTTTAGGAATCAGGCGGTCAACTTGACCATTTGCATCAACAGAAACAACTGCAGATGCTCCAGATCCAAATTGAGGTGCAATATACTCAACAGAGCGTACATGAATGTTATCAGCAGCACCCAGGGGAAATCTGAAGATTACTTGATTCTCAAAAACGGTATAATCGGTATATGCCTCTAATTGGCGATTATTCTTCTTAATAATCAGACCGATTGCCGAAGTTGGCGTATATGGTTGAGTATTTACTCTGAGGGGATATTCTTTCTTTCCTTGATAGTCTTGGTATGGGACAGCATCAGCTGTGACGATCGTTTGATCGGCATACCCAACCAGATATGTAATTTGAGTAAACTGAGAGTCGTCAGCACCAGATCTAGCACGAGGGGCAACCTGGAAACGAATTTGATCACCTTCAACAAAATAATCAACACCAGGGACGAGCATATCGTTATATGTGATAACGATAAGGTGCTCTGCCGAAGGAGGACGTACAGGAGTGCCTAAAAAGTTGAGAGGGAATGTATTTCTTGTCCCATCAAACAAATTGAAGGGATTTTCCAGTTGTTGTTTCTTTTTATCGAATTGAGCAGGAGAAACACCTGGGGTAATAATGGCATCAGGACCACGAGTCACAGACTCGTAGTAAATGACCTCATTGTCGATCATAATCGAGCCATCGGTCTCCTTGAAACCGTCAATAGACTCAATTCTGATAGTTTTATCGTTCAGCCCAATATCATTCAGCAGAAGCGTATCATTTGACAGTTCGTCAGATGTGTAACTGTCAAGATCCAAATAATTCAGGAGATTATTCAGAATGTCGTAAGGACGACCTGTTTTTTCCTGAGACTTGTAGTATTGGAAGAGAAAGTCAACAAATTGTCGATCTTCCTCTCTGATAAACTCTGGGAGTTGATTTTCAACTCTATCCGAAATGTTGATATTTTTAGTAGGCATCTATCTCAGAAACAGGAGGTATCTACTGGATATGTGAAGGTATCCGTGGGATAATCAATGATATTTATCCCGCTTGGGTCACCGTAGTTAAACCCATTGAAATTGTTGGGATCGAAGTTGGGGATTGAGATGTCATTGGTTTTCCAATCGATTGGGAAGACATCAACATCAAACAATGTGGGATCAACACCAGGGGGAATGTTAATAGATCCACCATAAGGCAATACTTGGATCGGAAGACGAGTATCATCGTCAGGAGTGCCTTGAATCGCAATAGGACCCACGCAAACTTGACCTTTACTGTAATCAACGCTACCAACAGAGTTATTTAACGTAACTTCAACCTCGTCTCTTTTGGTAACAAGGATCAAATTGCCTTTTCCATCATCTCTGATGTTAACTGGGACCAATACTTGGTTAGCACCAGTAATTGAATTGCTAGAGACAACAGGACTGACGGAGCTTGTGCCAGTGCCTGATAAAGCCAGGTTAACAAGGTCTTCAGAGTAACCTGTTGCATAGAATGTGCCTGATTTGACCACAGAGAAGGATGGGGCACAAGTACCACTATCACCTTCATCTACACACTTACCATTTCTACAAACTTGACCCTCTGGGCAGTCAGAATCGCCACTACAGTCCTTACCGTCAGTATCTGGCTTGCCAGCATAGTCGCCAGGGTTGTAAAGTGGGTTTCCAAAGTCAAGACATTGTGTAAATACGTTTCCAAATTCAAATTGGTCAAGATTTTGACCAATGGTCATCTGAGTGACACTACCAGAAATTGAAGGATCACTATTGTCAAGCATTGAGTTGTATTTCGACGTATCAATGCGACCACCGAAGCGATTATTCTGACCATTCTTGTTAAATTGGTCAACATTACGCAAAACGTCACTTCCAAGTTGAGCACCACTCTTATTTGTGTTATTACCGTCGTAATAAACGTAAGATTTGGGAATAACGTAGAAAGTGGTAGGATCAATGATCACAGGATCGATCGATGCGACCGTATAACGCTTCAGATCATTCTTGATCTTCGCTTTTGTCGTCTCATTCAGTTTATTTCCTGTTTTGGGGCGAATTGCAACATAGACCTTACCGTAAATAGGTGGAGTTAACTTCTCACCACCATATGCGGTAACAGATGCTGCCTGAGGATAGATCTCTGAGACAATATGCTCATAATCTGCCTCAGTTACCGCTCTGTTTTGGGTAGAGAAAGATTTTGGCGCTCTAAACTTGACTGATAGCGCACTTTCGCGTGCTTCTCCGTCCGCAGCAGACTCTCTAGTTACAATTTCGATGTTTGCTGGTGCAATAGCGCGTCCATCACTGTCTTTAATGGTGCCGACGAAGGCAAAATCCTTACAACCGTTTGCTTCTTCACCAAAAGTGGTCACATAGGACAATCTGATGTACTCACCATCAATCAATTTACGTCCAAGGACGCCATCACCGAATACCAAGCGGTATCTAAGGTCATCGGTCTCCTCAAGATAGTAAATACGCGATGTGCTGTTGAGCGTAGTTACGTTTTTCGCAAGATTATAGGTGTCAATCTCTTGAGACTGAGCGTTGGGGGAGATATCAACATAAACCAACTGAGTATCTACGTTTTCAGTGGGGATGATGTAGTCCTGTTTCTTTGTATAGTCAACAGTGTAGTTAAATTTGAGCAAGTTGCCCTGATATACCAACACAGGATCAAACACCGCAATGCCAGTAGCGGAATCTACGGTAGTTTGCAGGTCACGAGTCACACAGAAGGTGTAAGTGTCATTAAAGTTGCGGGCAATAAACACATCCCCTGCCTTTAAGGTGCAGAATTCGGGGAATGTTGTGCCATTCAGCGACTGTTGTGTCTGGACACGGATAGTTACACACGCTCTGGGTGCTTTAATTGACCTAGGAGTGTAATTTAACTGCTTTGCGATGCGGACAATGTTGTCTCTGACCGTAGCAGTCTCCAAAAATGCCTCATTCAGCGCCATGTTTGCGTTGAATGCGGTATAATAGGTATTATAAGCGAGGATATCGATTAGATACGACGCGGCACTACCCTCAAAGTCGTAGTCAGTAAACTCTTGACGAGTACGAAGGTAGGATTTGATGGACTCCTTAATCTCAAAGAAGTCTAAAGATGTTAGTTGTGAAGGAATGGCAGACATTTCAGGTCTTCTCTAAGAGGAATGTTACTTCTTGAATTACTTGCTCTCCAGTAATCTTATACTCAAGCTCAACTTGAATTTCGTTGAGATCACTGTTGTCGCGGAGTCGGACATCTGTGACTTCGATTCGTGGCTCAAGACGTTTTAGACAATCTCTGATCTCTGTCTTGATCGCATCTTTAGAGAATGGATCCCATGGCTCAAAAAGAAGACCTTTCACCCGACTTCCAATAGACGGCTGAAAAGGTCTTTCACCAAAGATAGTAAGGATTAGATTTCTTACAGATTGAGTGATTGCTCTCTCATTCTTGACAGCACCAAAATCGTCAGTAGAGGGATTTGCATTGAAGGATATTGCTAAATCCTTGAATCCTCTACTGACGTACTGGTCTGATCTAAATCTGTAAGCAGGCATTTAACCCTCTTTTTTCGTTTGTCTCTCAGGTGGATGGACATTACGATTCACCTTATGCAGGTATTTATCACTGCGAGGGTCGGTTATTAGCACCATCCCCGACTTGATGAAATCAGCACTTTGATCAGGCACAGGACTGTTAGCCACTTTACTTCCTCCACACGGTATTTTTATTTATCGTCTTCGAGACGATATGTTGGAGGATGAAAATTACAATACTCGTTGAAAGTGATCTTCATCTCCTTCTCAGTAAGATTACAATGCTTTGCTGCTTTAGGAAGATTCCATTTAGCACCCCAAAGCATCTCCATCGCTTCTCGGGTTTCAGGTCTCATCGACCCTGCCCACGATAACGCTTATTCTTGCTGTTACGAGACGTTGCCGAATATTTAGTATTCTTAGAGGATCCCTGTCGAGTCATTTTGGGTTTGCCAGGCATCCAGCCATCTTTAACCAATCCAGTCTTTGCTTTTGCGGGCATTAGTCGCTTTCAAACTACCTCAGGATGCTAACACAGTTGGGTGCCCAAATGCAACCACTGAAGAGCATGGATATGAGAATCCTGGGAAACCAACACCCAGCGGATCTAGTATCCTTGCAATGGGGATCTTGAATGCAAAGACTGTAAGAGTAGTTGGGAAGAGGACTCTAGTATGTCCAACGCCACCATTATCCTCAATAGTCAGCGTGCTGCATGGAATAGGTGTAGGAATAGGACATACGCTCTTACCGCAGGGGCAGATATAAATCACGATGTTTGTACATACCGAAATGTGTGGAGTAAAGACATCGCCACCAATCATGATCGGAATAAACTGCACCAGCACTGTTGCCCTGATTGGGTTAATTGCAGAAAGGGGAATTAGAGGAAAGGGTGGCCACCAGCATGTAAAATTCTTAATAAGGATGCTGTAGGGCACTGGAGGGGTGCCACATGATTGCACAGAGTGGATAGTGGAAGGCAGGCAAAGACCATGACCTGAGCAAGGCAGACCATTCAGTGATGCAACTGGTTTTAGAAATCCGTATGCCATTATTCAAACTCTTGGTTGATTCGTGTACCCGCATCATCTGGGCGAGCAACATCACATTCAGTGAAGTATGGGTTACCAAAGTTTTTGATTGCATTGCTGAGTGCATTGACGCCACCAGTCAACCAATTCCTTACACGCATAGTGCCACTGTAAGATCCCATC